GGATTATTTTAAATGTCCTATATGGTTTGCAGATGCACCAGAGTTTGTTGATAATATTAATAAAGCATCTGATAAATATATAGAAGCGTCTAAAAAAACTTTAAAACCAGAAATAGATAAACGTAATAAAAAGTTTGGTGATAAAGGAGACATGGGTTATGTATTCCATTCTACATCTTTGATTGGCGATCTTAATTTTTTAGAATTACAAAATTATATTGGTGCAACAGCTCACAACTTATTAGGTGAAATGGGTTTTGATATGTCAGGTCATCAGTTGTTTACTACAGAAATGTGGGTACAAGAGTTTGCTAAAAAAGGCGGTGGACACCATACTTTACACACTCATTGGAATGGTCACATATCAGGTTTTTATTTTTTAAAAGCTAGTGATAAAACATCATTACCTTTATTTGAAGATCCAAGACCAGGTAATGTTATGAACCTTCTACCAGAAAAAGATAAATCAAAAGTAACCTACGCTAGTTCAGCAATAAATTATGAAGTTAAACCGGGTCGAATGATATTCTTTCCATCATACATGCCACATCAATACATTGTTGATATGGGTTATGATCCGTTTAGATTTATACATTGGAACTGCCAAGCAATACCAAAAGGAGTATTAAATGTCGTTCAAGAAAAATAAATACACAGTATTAAAGAAAGCTATCTCACCTGAGATTGCAGAGTTTGTATATCAATATTTTTTAAATAAAAGAGAAGTTGCAAGATTTTTATTTGATCAAAAATATCTTTCACCGTTTACAGAATACTTTGGTATATGGAACGATGAACAAGTACCTAATACTTATTCACATTATTCTGATATTGCTATGGAAACTTTATTACAGGAAGTAAAACCTGTTATGGAAAAACACACCGGTATTAAGTTAAGTCCTACATATTCCTATGCAAGAATATACAAAGAAGGGGATGTATTAGCTAGACATAAAGATAGATACTCATGCGAGATATCTACTACATTAAATTTAGGTGGTGACTCATGGCCAATATATTTAGACCCAACAGGTAGAAAAGGTCAAGCAGGTATTAAAGTTGATCTTAAACCAGGAGACATGTTAATTTATTCTGGTTGTGATTTAGAACATTGGAGAGAAGAATTTAAAGGTAAGAACTGTGGTCAAGTATTTTTACATTATAATAAAGCTAGTTCTAAAACTGCTAAAGAAAATTATTTAGATAAAAGACCTTTACTAGGTGTACCTGCTTGGTTCAAAGGTGTTAAGTTGACAAAGATTAAAAAATAGTCTATACATTAGGCTTGCGGAGGGATGATCCACCACAGATTCCCTCTGCTTTAAACATATTGAAATCACCCACAATCTACTATAATACCTAACAAACAGGATTTTTATATGTTACAAAAACTAGGTTTTTTACCCGGATTCAACAAACAAGTTACATCTACAGGTGCAGAGTCTCAATGGATAGATGGAGAAAATGTACGTTTTAGATATGGTACACCAGAAAAAATAGGTGGTTGGAATCAATTAGGTGCATCTAAATTAACAGGTGCAGCTAGAGGTTTGCACCATTTTGTAAACAAAACTTCAACAAAATTTGCAGCCATAGGAACTAATAGAATTTTATATGTATATTCTGGTGGTGTATTTTATGATATACATCCTTTAGTTAATCCATCAGGTACAGCTATTACAAGTGCATTTAGCACGGTTAATGGATCACCGACTGTAACGATTACATTTCCAACTCCCACTACTTTTCAAGCAGGTGATATAATTTTATTTGATGATGCGACTACTTTTAGTGCTATTACAAATTCTAATTTTGTTGCAGCAGATTTTGCTGATAAAAAATTTATGGTAACAAGTGTACCAACGACAACCACTATAACAATTACAATGCCTAGTAATGAAACAGGAAGTGGTGCAACTACATCAGGTGGTATAAAATATTATCAATACTTTCATGTAGGACCCGCAGAACAGATAGGAGCGTTTGGTTGGGGTATATCATTATGGGGTGGTAATATTTTAGGTGCACGAACAACTACATTAAATGGTGCCATTAGTGCTACTTCAGGAGGAAATAATGGTTCTGCTACAGAAATTACCGTAACAAGTATAAGTGGTTTTCCATCTACAGGTACAAACCATGTTACTATAGGAACAGAAGAAATATCATATACGGGTATTACAGGAAGTAAATTAACAGGTATAGGAAGAGGAGCTAGAGGATCAACGCCAACAACTCACTCTAATGGTGCAACAGTAACTAATACCTCATCATTTACAGGTTGGGGTTCTCCGGCAGCCAACACCGACCAAGTAACAGATCCAGGTTTATGGTCATTAGATAATTTAGGATCAACTCTTATTGCATTAATACACAACGGAGAATGTTTTGAATGGAATGGTGATGCAGCAGTTGCAACATCAACAAGAGCTACAATTATATCAGGTGCACCAACAGCGTCACGTGATATGTTAGTGTCAACTCCTGATCGTCACTTAGTATTTTTTGGAACAGAAACAACTATTGGTGATAAAACTACACAAGACGATATGTTTATAAGATTTTCATCTCAAGAAAATATAAATGACTACACACCTACAGCTGAAAATAGTGCTGGTACACAAAGACTGGCCGATGGATCACGGATTATTGGAGCTAAACTTGGTAGAAATGCAATCTATGTTTGGACAGACACTTCTTTATTTACAATGAGATTTGTTGGAACTCCTTTTACTTTTGCTTTTGAACAAGTTGGTACTAACTGTGGATTGATAGGAATGAATGCAGCGGTAGAAGTTGATGGTGCTGCGTACTGGATGTCAGAAAATGGTTTTTTTAGATACACTGGTAAACTAGAATCTATGGATTGTTTAGTTGAAGACTATGTTTATGATGATATTAACACTACATCTAACATGTTAATTTATTGTGGTATCAATAATTTGTTTGGTGAAATTACATGGTTCTATCCAACAAGCACATCTAATGTAGTTAATAGAGCAGTTTCATATAGTTATTTAGATTCAACATCAAAAAGACCTATATGGTTTACTAATGCAAGTTCATTGTTTTCAAGAAGCACTTGGGAAGATTCAGCAGTATTTGGTTTACCTCATGGAACTAAATACGATGCCAGTAATGATACTTCTTTTGATGTAACTGGTAATACAGATGGCACTACAATTTATTTTGAGCATGAAACAGGAGTTAATCAACAAGAAGCAGCAACAGATGCCGTTGCAATTCCAGCAAATATTACATCTGGTGATTATGATATTACACAAAAAGTTATAAGAGGAGCTGCAACCAACCTAGGTGACCTTAGAGGTGATGGTGAAAACATTATGAGAGTTAGTAGAATTATACCAGATTTTATAGCACAACAAGGAAACTCTATTATACAATTAGATTTAAGAAACTACCCTAATGATACAGCTGCTAGCTCGTCGTTAGGTCCTTTTACAATATCTTCTACAACAGACAAAGTAGACACACGTGCTAGAGGTAGAGCTATAGCTCTTACAATATCTAATACAGCAGTAGATACCAGTTGGAAACTAGGTACTTTTAGGTTAGATATACAAACTGGAGGAAGACGATAATGGCAAAGATAGTACAAACATTAACTAGAGCAAGTGATGAGTATGAAGCAGATATAGCACAGTCTTTAGTTAGAGATTTAGATGCAGTTCTTGAGAAACTTAACACAACGTTTCAAGAAGAATTAAAACAGGAGATAGAAGCTAGAAGTTTCTTTTTAGATTAATGGCAGTAGTAAACCAATATAAATTTAAAGGTATAGATAATAATACAAGTGGTAGTGTATTAACACCACTAGGTGCTAGTATTCCTGCGGTTAATGAAACTATAGTTATTAAATCTATTTTAGTTACATCTGCTGGTACACCAGTTGTTACTATTATAAACAATAGTATTACAGCTATTAAATCTGTAGCATTAACGGCTAATCAAACAAAAGAATTATTAACACAACCACTAATAGTTGAAGGCGGTACATCTTTTACAGTGCAATCAAGCACATCAGATTCGTTTGATGTAGCTATTAGTTATTTAAACATTAAGAAAGAGGTAACAACATAATGGACAATGTAATAGAACTAACACCAGAAAAAATAATAACAACAATTAAAAATAAAAAAACAGGTGAGATATACGAGACTGAAGAAGCTTTAAAGTCTGCTAATATACCCGAAGAAAACGTGCAGAGAGACGTAACAGTTATCATGCCACCTCTTGATTTAGTAGGAAAAACAAAGTAAAAGGAGATACTATGGAAGAAAAAATTTCAATGAACGAATCTATACAAGCTGGAGCACCAGACATTAAATACAGTCGAGGTGATATCAGAATGGGTGGTGGCGAAGATCAACAAAGCATGCAAATTGCGGCAGAAATATGGTCACAAATGGAGCCAGAACAAAAAGTTCAGTTTCAAAGCTTTGAAGCATTTTTTCAAAGTGGTATTTGGAAACAAATTTTACAACAGTTGCAACAAGATCAATCAGGAATCCAATCTCAAGCTCCAGAAATGAGTATGAGCGAAAATGTTAACATGCAAGAACAAATGCCTGGTGGCGGAATAGCTGATGTTGACATGAGAGAAAAAGTTGCAATGGCAGCCAACGGTGGTTTGATGGGTCTCTACAACAGAGGGATGTAGTCATGGCTGGTATAACTAGCACTAAAAAAATTAAAGGCCAACCACATTTCTTGGCATATATCACACCAAGTGAAGCAAAAACTTTAGAAAACTTAGGTGGTCAAAAAACAATGACCAAAGAAGGTGTACCTGCTTATCCACCTAGTAATGATGCTAGAGGTGAAAGCAGAGGTAGGGGTCCAGAAGCTGGTAATTCTGGTAGAGAAAGAGGAGCTGAACAAAACAGAAGTACATCACCAAAAAATAATACTCCAGATCGTAATAAAGACAATGATGGTGGTCAAACTATACAAGATTACTACGATGATCAAAGCAACCTTACTGACACAACAGTAATTACAGATAAAGACAGAGACGATTTTTTTGCGGCAAGACCTGATTATAAAGCAGCAGCTAATGAAGCTGCAGCTAAAAAAAGAGACCAACAAGAAAAAGCTAGAAAAGAAAAAGAAAGAATTGATAAAATTTTAGCTGAACACAGAGGTAAAACTCCAGCAGCATATGCTTACGGTCCTCCAATTGTTAATCCTTATGGCATAAAATTTGGTCCTAAAACAAAAAAAGAAACAACAGCATCTAAATTTAGGAAACTTGTTCTTAAAGATTTAGTAGATAAAAAACGAGGAGATAAACAATTAAGTTTTTCTGCACCTCTTAATTTTTTTAATTCATTAAAACCAAGTAGACAGGATGTTGATTACACTTACAACAGTCCTATTACTACAGACATGATGAAGGTTGATCCATTAAACTATATGGACGAAGTTAATTATGGAATAACTGGAAAAAATTTAACAGATATAGATCGTATAAATAGAGCTATAGATCAGGGAAGATCTTTAGGAAATATAACACAAACAGAGTTTGAAGATGCTTTTAATAGTCAAGTTATTCCCGGTGGCGGAGGAGATGGAGGTGGACAAAATCAATTACCTTACATACCTGGCCCTGGTGATACCGGAGGTGAAGGTGGAGAAGAAGAAACAACATACGATTACAGATTTGGTGACCCTAATGCAAACCAAGCATTAGATGTAACACTTGGTAGATACTTTAATCAAGGCGGCAGAGTACCAAGAAACATGGGCGGCATCATGGATGTTGTACCAAGACAAGGATATTTTTTAGGTGGTATAGGTAAAGCTATAGGTAAAATTGGTAAAGCAGCAGGAAAAGTTTTAAAAAGTGACATAGGTAAAGCAGCAATAGCCGGAGCAATGTTTTATTATGGTGGCGGTGGAAGAATGCCTTTTACAAAAGCATTTAAAGCTGATGGTTTTGGTGGTGCTAAACTTTTTGGTGAAGGTAGTTTTTTTAGTAAAGCAAATCCTCTTTTATTTTCTAGTAAAGATATAAAAGGTAAGCCTACACAAGTATTCAATCCTTTTAAATTATCAAGTTTGTTTACTTTAGGTGCAGCTGCAATGGGACCTGCTGAACAAGACCCTAGTCTTATGGCAACCAGAAAAGATACTGGGTTAATTGATCCACTAACAAAAAAAGAAGGAACACCAGCTAGTATGAGAGAAAATATAGAACTTGCTAAACTAGAAGCAGATGGAGATCCAGATAAACTAGACGCATTAAATCGAGCTTATAACAACATGTTATTTACTACTAAACCTTATGAAAATTATGGCATCTATGCTGCTGCCAATGGTGGTAGAATAGGTAAAGCAGAAGGTGGGTTGATGAACCTTGGTGGTATGGAAAAAGATTATAGAGCTGAAGGTGGATTTGTACCAATAGGTAAACAAGAAAAAGCAGACGATGTACCTGCAAGACTAAGTGTAAATGAATTTGTATTTACAGCTGACGCTGTTAGAAATGCTGGCGGTGGCGACATAGATAAAGGTGCAGAAGTCATGGAAAATATGATGAAAAATTTAGAAAATGGTGGTAGAGTATCCGAGGAATCACAAGGAAACACTGGCGCTCAAGACATGTTTAGTGTATCAGAGAGAATAGGAGAAGTAATTTAATGGCAATAACAGAAACACGTAGTTTACCCCCACAGTTTGTAGAAAATCTAGGTAAAGATTATGCAACACAGTTAACTGGGTTAACTTCTCAAAAATTAGATACAACACAATTTCAACCAATGGTTGCTGGTCAAGACCAGGCAACTAAAGATGCATATTCAAGAGCTACAACACAAGGTCAAGGTATAGGAGCATACGCACCATTCTTACAACAAGCAGGACAATATCAAACAGGTACGGGAACGTTTGCAGGCCAACCTACAAACATGATGGGTGCTCAAGATTTAGTAGGACCACAAGCTTACCAAAATTTTATGTCACCGTATCAACAAGATGTAATTGATGCAACAATGTCAGAATACGACAAACAAGCTCAAGCCGGTATAACTAATATTGGTTTAGGTGCAGCAAAATCTGGAAATTTAGGTGGTGGTAGAGAAGGTGTTATGAGAGCACAATATCAAAATCAATCAGATATGAACAGAGCATTATTACAATCACAAATGTTACAACAAGGATTTGGTCAAGCGCAAGACGCAGCATCAAATGCATTTACACAAACACAACAACTAGGAGCTGATCAACAAAGAATGGCTACACTAGTTCCAGGTTTACAAGGTGGAGATATTTCAACGTTGGGTCAAGCTGGGCGCGGCCAACAATTATATGAACAATCTATTCTTGATCAACAAAGAGAAGCTAACAGACTTGCAGCTTACGAACCATACGAAAGACTTGGTTACATGGGTGCTGGTATGGGTAACGTTATGGGTGGTGCTATGGGTCAATACACTTCACAAGTTAC